CGTGCACGGCCACGACGAGCGGGAGTAACACACGGGTGTTTGTGGCTACCTTGCAGGTGAGATCGTCGTGAACATTCGAGACAGGATCAAGGAACTGCGGCGGGTACCAGCGGATCAACTCCAGCCCAACCCGAAGAACTGGAGAAAGCATCCAGAATCGCAGGCAAACGCACTACGCGGCGTTCTGGCAGAGGTTGGCATCGCCTCGGCTGTGCTGGCCCGGGAAACGCCAGAGGGCGGCCTGATGCTGATTGACGGGCACCTGAGAACAGAGACGCTCCACAATGCCGAGATACCGGTTCTGGTGCTGGACGTGACGGAGGAGGAGGCGGACAAGATCCTCGCCACGTTCGACCCGCTGGGGGCCATGGCCGAATCGGACGCAGGCAAGCTAGATGAATTGCTGCGGGAGGTAAACACCAGCAGCGAGGCGCTACAGAAGATGTTGGCGGAATTGGCAGCGGAGAGCGGATTATACGCAACGCAAAATGCGACGGATCGCGACGACGATTCTGGCCAAGATGATTCGGAAAATGTACCACCGCCGAGCGGCGTACGCATGGTGCAGTTGTTTCTCGATGAGTCGAACATCGGCGAATTCCAAGACGCCTGCACAAGGCTGGCCGAAGAGTACGCAACCGCGAACATCACCGACACGGTTCTTGAGGCATTACGTCATGCAATTGCATCACTGTAAAACAAAGTTTGATGCGGATCACCTTGCAGGAACCAAGTTGGACGAGTCGCACTTTGACCACTTGCTTGGCGGCAATGAACCGTGTGATGTGTTCAAACCTGACGGCACCCCGTTGGTCAAATATCGCCCGCATTGGTTCAGCGAGGAATTGTGTGTATCAGTGCTTCCAGCGTGCAGAAAGGCGGCGACGGAGACAATCAATAGAGGCTACGCTGCGGGAGGCAAAGTTGGTTCTGACGGCAAAGCAATCACAGTTAGAAAGCGACTTCGTAAAGCCGATGGATCATTGAGCAACACGAACATTGCTGATCCTGTTAACAGCGGCATAGTTGGATATTTTGACCGGACACCAAGATACCCATTTTGCCGTCAGACTTCGTTTATCATCTCACAGGCTGCGTCGTGGCGGCGTTTTCTACCTTACATTGAACGAGCCGACGAAGGCTTCCGTCAGTTCATGCCAGACCGATGGGCGGTGCAACGCAAATACGCAAACCGCACTCCATCAGATTGGGTGATTCCTCAAAGCACGTTTACGACGGTTACGGTTAACAAGAACTTTCAGACCGCGACACACAAGGACGCTGGTGACCTCGCCAATGGATTCGGCGTCATGTCGTGCCTGAGGAATGACAAATACGACGGTGCATACCTCGTGTTCCCAGCATATCGAGTGGCGATTAACTTCGGCCATGGGTGCCTGTGTCTCGCGGACGTACATGAATGGCACAGCAACACACCATTTACGCGGATGCGGCTTGGGTACGAACGCATTACGCTCATTTTCTACTACCGCGAAAACATGATCCACTGCAAGGACGCAAGGGCAGAAGTCGATTGGGCCAAGAACCGCCGTCGCGGGGAGTCGTTGAACGCATGTAGCCTACCGCTAGGTGATTTTGTTCTACGTCAAGAAGGTCCTGCACAAAGTCGCGATGATTAAGCAAAGCGGCGCGGAGAAATCGATAGCATCCACAGTTGTAGAAGCGCGACCAAACAGTAGAAGAAAACAGAGAAGCAAGAAGCATGAACACCAACGAAAGAATTCGCATCGAAGTACATGGCGACCTACAATTCGCCGTGCGTGGCGAGTTTGATTCGTCAGTCTGCCAAGAGGTGGCGGTGAAGCGTTGTTACGAGCGACCCCGACTAGGTTTTGTGGTGCGAGATGGTGAAACGTGGCTGGATTGTGGAGCAAACATTGGAGCTTTCGCAATCTGGGCAGAGCGGAGGCGCAAAGCGAGGGTGTTCGCATACGAAGCCTGCGAGGAGAACGCGACTCTAGCAAGACAGAACATTGCGCTCAATCAGTGCTGCTCTGTGGTGCAAACGGGTTTTATTACAGCGAGAAGCGGCGGCGTGACCTCGGTGAACTTCAACCAAAGGACTCCAGCTAGATCTTCTGCTAAAGCCCAGGGTATACAGAGATTTGTCAGGAATATGTCACTTGCTGAAGAGATTGCAAAACACTCCCCTCAAGGGCTCAAGATTGACATTGAGGGCGGAGAGTTTGCGTTGCTTGATGCAGGGATTCCACTTCAAGGCTTAAGGGCCATGGCCATCGAGTATCATTTCCGTTTCGACAAGGATTGCGAAAAAGCCAGAATGCGGATCGCTCCGCTGATCGCGCACTTCCGTCACAACTCAATCCCGAAAACCGTATTCACTCACGACACGTGGCCCGCATGGCAGGATGCGATTCTGTTTTTTTGGTCGTAGGAGACGAAAGATGATCAGGCCAGCCGATGACAAGCCGCTAACGGGGGGATTGGGGGGCGGTGCGAAACCAACTCCCCCGCCTGTTCCCACTGTGGCACAGATCGACCCTCGAACACCCGGGAAGGATCTTCGGTTGATCGCATCGGCTGTGCGGAAAGGCTGGGTGATTCCCGATGAGGCAATGACCGTTCTGCCGGCTGCCCTTTTGCGGGTGGCACTGGACAAGAACGAGGAAGTCCGAGCACGGGTGAACGCGGCGAAGGTTGTCGTGGCGATGCACGGGCAGAACGAGCCAGCGCCGGCCGCTGCGGTGCAGGTGAACGTCAACGGGACGGCTGATACGGTGGCGGCGATGCTCCAGGAGCCGGGATATGTCCGATGGGCACAGGGCGAGGCAGTGTCTGACACCGGCACTGTTTGCCCGGGCAGCAACTGACGGGCGGTTCTTGCTGCCTCGGCATGTCGCGGCTATCTCGGAAGCCATCTGCGACACGATCACCGGCAGGAGCGAGCCGATTCTGCTGATCGAGGCTCCCCCCCGGCATGGGAAGAGTGAGCTTGTGAGCAAGTTCCTCCCCGCGTGGTATCTCGGGGTCTGGCCAGATCGGCGGGTGATGCTGGCAGCGTACGAAGCGACGTTCGCCCGAAGCTGGGGACGCAAGGCCCGGCAGGTGTTCGTGGAGGCGTCTTGCCCGGTGTTCGGTCGGGGACTGTCTCAAGACAACTCGGCGGCGGACGATTGGAGCACAACCGCAGGCGGGGGCATGAGCACGGCAGGGGTTGGCGGGCCGATGACGGGGCGTGGGGCTCACCTGCTGATCATCGACGACCCCGTCAAGAACGCGGAGGAGGCGTTGTCGGCGACGACCCGCGAGAACCATTGGGATTGGTGGCAGTCGACGGCAAGCACGCGATTGGAGCCGGGGGGCGTGGTCATCGGGATCATGACCCGCTGGCATGAGGACGACATCTTCGGCAGACTGCTGAAGGGCGGGGGACAGATCAGGCGGCTGACACTGCCAGCGTTGGCCGAGCCGGGGGACGTGCTGGGGCGACAGCCGGGGGAGGCCCTCTGGCCCGAGCGGTATCCCGTGCAGCGGCTTGAGCAGATGAGGCGGGAACGGTCGGAATACTGGTGGCGTTCCATGTTCCAGCAGCGGCCCGGCAAGTGGGGGGAGAGCAAGTGGGGTCAGTACCTGGGGGATCGTGTCACGGCTGCCAGGTGGCCCGATGCGTTTGAGTTCGGGGTGGTGGCGGTTGATCCGAGCTTGGGTGCGGACGATCGCAAGGGCGATTACTCGGCCATCGTGTTCGTGGGGCGTGCCTCGGGTCGGCTGTGGGTCGACGCAGACATCAGGCGACGGAGCGAGACGGAGATTGCAGCGGATGCCGTGGGGATGTACGCCCGGCACAGGGCAAACCTGATGGTCTTGGAGGGCAACGGCTTCCAGCGGGTACTCGGCGAGTCGTTCCAATCGGCTGCCATGTCTCACGGGATCATGCTGCCCCTGCAAACGGTGATCAACACGGGGAACAAGATCCTACGGCTGTCGTCCCTCGGCCCTCTGCTGGCGGCGGACATGTTCAGATTCTCGGACTCGCAGGGCTCCCGGCTGCTGCTGGATCAACTCGGGGAGTTCCCTCGGGGCGACCATGACGACGGCCCGGACGCGCTCGAGATGGCGGTCAGAACGCTGAACGGGATCGCGGCTACTGAGTTCGATACGGAGGAACTGGCATACACTCCATGACGCTGGGCCGGTATCGTAGTCTGATCGTGTGGTGTGTCTGCGGGCATCCAATGCGGGTGCGGTCATCGTGGGGC